TCACGCATTTCGTGCTTGCCGCAAAGCTCTTGAATGTTTTTGATGCGGGTACGCTCTGACGAGGCAGCCTTTTTGGAAGCCTCATCGCGCACCACGTTGAGATCGGGTGCTGTGGACATTTGATTCTCAGAATCGGGTTGTGTGAGTGGTGCGACGCGAGCCGCAGAATCAACCTCAGGGGCTGTTTCTTTGTTCATTGTAGTGTCTGAAAGCAAAGATCTCCCCACGCCAATGTTTGGATCAGCGGGGACACTTACAACGCTGATTTCGTAGGGCTCCCACGAAGTTGCAACAAATTCGTTGTTGCGCTCTTCCATCTCTTTAATTCGATAACCAAAGGAGATGTTGCGCATAATTCCGTCTTTAACGTCCGCTAATACTTCTTGCGCAAAAGAGTTGCGGCTGAAGCGAACACGGCTAACGCCTTTCTTTTTGTCGTCGTCAAGGTAGGCACGCTCAACAACACCGATCGGGCGATCCATGTCGTGATTGAACAGAAGCGGTGCGCCGTCGTTCAATCTGCTCAAATCTGCAGCGTCTTTGTCATGGCTCAGGATCTCTGAACCAAAGGAACGCTCAACCGGATATTCAGAGCTGAAGCTGAACTCCATGACCCGGTCTTCCTGCTCCTCAAACTGAGTTTCCCCAGCCCGCTTCAGCAATGCAGGCGCAGAACGCAATGCAGAGATTTTGGTCAACGTTGAGAACCGATGACCGGCCTTTACGTCTGTCGCTTCAAAGCCTTCATCTGTTTCGCGATAAACAGTGATTAACGCTGCAGGGTCATCTTCATCACCATTAATAGTGAACTCAGAGCCAGGGACATTGATTGAGCCATCGCGCTCAATCCGATCAATCTTGCCTCTAGCCATCCCGCCAGAGCTGTCCCACTGGACAAAATCACCAACGCTTAATTCATCAGGCTCTGCCCTCTTTGCAAGATCCTCAGACATTGGTAATTCACGAATATCTTTAATTCTATCCGCCTTCCCCGTTGACCACACCTGGCCCGCGTCTCCGCCCCATGCAGCCCAGGCCACACGACCGTTTGATGGGTAGCCATCCTCTCCAGGTGAAAAACCTTCGCCTTGCTTGTCAACTTCATGGCGGGCAAACCATGCCGACATAGCAATCACAACATCACCGGATAATTCGTTGCCGCTCAGAATCTGAGTTGCACGCCGTGCCGCTACTTCTGTGCCGCCCGATTCACCCTCAGATTTCCATTCGCGATAACGCTCGGCCTCTTCTTTCATGCCCTTAGTGGGCATTAAGTCGATCTCTGTGCCGTTAATAGTTGCCACTTTCTTCCTCGCCTACGTTCTCCGCATCATCGCCTGATGGCGGGGGTGTGTCCCCAAATGCGTCGATCGTATTCACTGGCTTGTACTGGCTAGCGCCAGAACCGTTAACAGCCGATGGATCTGTGTCCGTGATGATGTTCATCTCGTCGAGCTTGGCTAGCTCTGACTGACGGGCAACAAGCAATTCATCCAGATCGCCGCCATTTTCCGCGACACAATCAGCAAGAGTTTTGAATCCGCTGCGAACTGCTGCCTTTTGTGCGGCGATTTCTTTTTGAGGGTCAACGTAGGAATATCCACGGAAGACCCAGCGAACGGCCTCATAACGTTCGGGTTCGGTTTCGTAAGTAGGCAGACTTAAGGCCCCACTAAGCACAGCCATCTCCAGCCAAGCGTCATATATCGGCTGATAGAACTGCTCACGCATCAACTGCTGAATCGACCGCCAGTTGTCGCGATCCTGCAGCAAGGCCAGCCGTGATGAGCTGTAATTGCTTTGTGAATAATCGTTACTAATGGTTTCGTAGCTGCATCCGACCCCAGAAGCCAAGGCTCTTAGCTGCGCTCTGAGGAATGGTTCGTACTCTCCCGTTGGTGAATCCATGTCTGGAATCGTCACCGTTTCGCCTGGCTGCAAATACTTGAACTGCCCAGGTTCAAAGCCTGAAACACGCTCGCCGTCATAAACCTCACCGCCTGGATCCAGCTCACCTTCTGGTGATTGGATAAATCCCATCAATGCAGAACTGGCGCGAGCACGCACAACGCTTGCTTGTTCCCATCCATCTAGGTGGTGCATCCGCTGCATTCCGCTTGCAAGCCAAGGCACCCCACGGGTTTGACCAGGCCGACCCGATGCACGGTCAAACAAGTGAACGACATCTTTGGCCGGGACAATGATGTGCCGGCGTTCTTTCGCCTGCGTTGGGAATGCAGTATCCCCAGGGTGACGGCTTAAAAACGCATAGTTCAGGGCTCGCCCAAAACGATCAATTTCAATTCCCATCCGCCACACAGACCCAGCTGTGCGAGCAGGACTTTGATAATCCTCGTCTAGTTGATCGGCCTCAAGAACTTCAAGGGCAAAGTTGACCTTGCTGCGGCCAAACTTTTGGCGAACAATACGAATGAAGACTTCGCCGCTTTCGCACATTGACGAAACGGAAAGCTTTTCAATATCAGCAAAACAAAGCTGGCCTGCTGTGTTGCAACTATCTTTGCGGCCCCAATCAGACCACGCCTTTTCAATTTGTTCGTTGATCCTTGTATCTAGCTTGCCGCCACGTTGTCTTTTAATTTGCGCCTGCAATCTGACGCCAGTGCCGACAACAGAATTGCGAACAACGCGAACAGTTGATTTGGCGTAATCGTTATCTCGAACAAGCTGACGCGAACGAGACCGCAGACGCTTAAGGCTGCCTTTTATCTCTTGGTCGGCAGAAGTTACAGAAGTGACCCAATCACTTGTAAGACGGCTTGCTTGCGCACCACCAAACATGCGAGCCCTAGGACGCGGCATTGGCCCAGGATTTGAGCGCCACAATTCACGCCATGCAGATCGAACGCCCATGTCAGAACCTCACGTAGAGAGAATGTGGATCACCCAAACCGTTGGCAATCATTGCAGCTTTGCGCTCTCTGACAATAATTGCATTCAATGTATTAAGACGCATCTGTAAGTCAGCCATAGCAACACGTTTAAACGTGCGATTACCAATGCTGTACTCCTGAGCACCGTCTTTGAATTTCGATAATGCAGTTTTAATGTCGTCCCGTTCTTTTTCTGCTGCAGTCCGTCCGTCAAAAGCTCCAGGCTGGCCGGTATAAGCCAGGCTTGCAAAAACTTCTAGTCGTCCGCTGCCAAGCGTAAACTTTTCCGAGCCTTTAGATGCTTCAGCGTAAAAGAACCAATCCCCGGCATCAAAACCAGAGCTATCAGTCGCACTAATACTGAACTCCCATCCCGTCCCATAAGACGTGCCGGTGACTGTATGGCCCTCATGATTAGTGTTTGTCCTTAGGTAGTAAACAAGAGAATAATTTCCAGTACCACTTGTAATGCTTTCGTTTAACGGGCCGACAGCTGCATTGTCCCGCCACTTGACCGTGGTCCCTGCATAAATTTGTTTTGGGATGTTCACGTCACCAAGTGTTCACGAACGACTTCACCGGCTTTGCCGGCTTATTGCTTGATTTTAGCGGTCTCTTGCCCCCTGATTCCAGTTTCTCGCGTAAGTTTTCCCACATCGTCAACTTAGGCAAGCGCCTGGAATACAACAGCATGGCGGCATAGGCATAAACAAAACAGTCAAGAGCTTCGTTTCTTGCTGATGCTTTCTTGACGTATTCCCTGATCGGAAAGCCTCTGTGAAAACGCAACCGCATTTTCTCGCTGGTTAGCTGCTCGAAGTATTCATGATCAGCAGCTAAGCCAAAGTTAATGCTGCCTAAGCCTTCCTTGTGACGCATACGGCCAAACAACGTGGTCTTAATCGTGTCAGTGCCAAGCATGTATAAGGTGACGCCCTTCCTGATCGTTTTACCGCGCCAGCTCACGTCAACTTTGCTGCCCTTGCCTAGCGCCGCGCTGTTGCGCTTGCTGCTTCCTTTGATTGGCACGACCCCTTGCCGGATCCTGTCGCGCACATAGTTGTAAGTCTCATGCGTGCAATGACCGCCTGAGTCAATTGCCATCTGAGCAATTGTCAAATGCTTCCCACCTTCTGTGTCCCATTCAGTTTTAAGAACTTGATCTAGCTGGCCCCAAACCTCAACAGCAGTTGGATCACCCATCAACTTTTGATGCCAGATCAACCAACCTGTTTCACCTGCGCCCCATCCCCACACAGATATTTCAAGGCGATCGTCCTGTACGTCAACACCAGCCGTCAACAGCACAACCCCTTCAGGACAAATGCCCGGCTTGTACTGCAGACGCTTTGCCATCAAGCCATCAGCGTTGACCTGTGCCGCAAAGTCCTCACTAAACGTCTCCGCCAAACGCGTATTGACAAAGGTTCGCAATGCTGCCGGGTCAGTCTTAGCCCGTAAGAAATCCTCAGCAAGCTGACTCCAGCTCGCCCAGCCAAGCGGGCTATACAAGCCATTCAGCTGAAAGCCTGCCGTCTTCCCGTCAAAAGGTGCATGGTTCCGCCACTCGCCCTGTGGCAAAAACCGCGTCTTGTGGTGCTCTTCAAAACGCTCCTTGCAATGCTCGCACTCATATTGCGCCGTCTCAGGCTTGCCCTTCTCCCACTTCAGCCGCGGCCACTGCAGATGTTGAAACTCTCCACAGGCTGGACAAGGCACGTAGTAATAACGCCGATCAGAATTAAGAAACTCAGTCTCGATACGACTGAAGTCTTTGACAGTCGGCGTTGACGTCAACAAAATCTTGCGCCGTGCAAATGTCGTCGTCCTTCTCTCCGCAAGGCTCACAGGATCACCCTCACCCTGGATCTCCTGCATCGCGTCGATCTCATCCATAAACAAGAATCGACAAGGCGCAGACCTAAGACCAGTCGCAGAATTGGCACCCGT